GGCGATTGGGACGCCCGACCTCCGGGCTCGTTATTTCGGCGCGAGTGGTTCGCGAAATTCGAGCAGCGACCCGGGCGCGTTCGTCGCCGTATCCGCTATTGGGATCTCGCTGCAACCGAAGAGAAGAGAGGCGCCGATCCAGATTGGTCGGTCGGGACGCTTTACGAATCGTTGTTCGATGCCGAGGTCGATTATCTGGTAGCCGATGTGAAGCGCGACCGTCGCAAGCCGGGGCCGCTTGAGGTCTGGCTTCGGGAGATTGCCATTGCAGACGGCGCCGAGGTCGAAATTCACATCGAGCAGGAAGGTGGCTCGAGTGGCAAGATCGCGGCCCGCGCGCTCGGCCGTGAGCTCGAGGGGTTTACGGTGCGATTCCACAAGCCAACTGGATCGAAGGTGGTCCGGTCGGGGCCGGTTGCGAGCGCAGCGCACCAAGGCAGGGTGGGCGTGCTCGTCGGATCGTGGTATTCGGCGTGGATTGACGAGCTCGAGGATTTCGACGGCAGCGATCGGGGCCACGATGACCAGGTAGATTCGCTCTCGGGGGCTCACGCTATTCTAGCGGTCAAGGGTGGGACGACCTGGGACGACCTTTACCCGGAAGGGGGGTGATAGATGCCGCATGAGTTCGCGCGCGTGGTGCCGTTCACAGTCGAGCGTTTGGGGCTCACGTTCACCGATCGGCGCGACGCAACGGCCGAAGACGACGAAGCCGCTCGGGCCGGCTTTCGGAAATGGACGATTCAGGAATGGAACGAGAGGCAACCGGTCGATCGTAGGGATTGCGACGACGCCCCACAAATCCGGCTCGAGGTGTCGAGGCGGTGGGAAACGTGGATCGAGCAGAATCCCGACGGCACGCGCGAGCAATTCGAGGCGGCGGGGCTGACCGTGGTAGATGAGACGTGCAGCGATCCGCGGCTATTCAGTTTGGATCTAGTGGCGCGCGCCCCATCGGGAGCAGCCGTGGGGATGTGGTCGCTAACGAATATCGTCGAGCTGGACGGCACGGAAAGCGCCGTCGAGATTCGCACGATGCCGATGCCTGGCTACCCCCCCGGCAGCTTCCGACATATCCCCCACGCATGGGGAGTCGGCTCGAGGTGGCTTCTGGAAAATACGATCGAGCTTGCCGACGGGATGCACGTCTACGTTTCCGAGTTGTTCTTTCCCGATGACGACGATTCGCACGCTGCGCCGGTTGAGGGAAACGGCATGGCGCAGATGTGGGGCGAGATCCTGAACGCAGCCGAAGAGGTCGAGACATCCAGCCGTGGCGTGCCTAAACGTGTGAGGGCACTCTAATGCCGACCGTCAGCGCGCGACCCACGAGCGATATCCTCGACAGTCTCATCAACGATTCATCGTCGCCAGTGTTCGATGACGCGAGCCACGAGCTCGGAATTGTGGTCGCTCTCAAGAGCACGGCCAGCTACGGCTACATGGGGCGTTTCGAGCTTCCGATTCCTGACGGCGCGACCATTGACGGGGTTCGGATCACGTTTACGAGCGCCGGTTCAGGCGTCTCGAGCGCGCTCACACGGAATTTCGCGCTCGGCTTCGTCGATGACGATTCGACGTGGCCCGAAGACGGATTCACGTCGACCGATGATTACGCGACCCGATCCGCGTTGCCGTGGCCCTGGCGTTGGTCCGGCTCGGTGGTGGTCGACAATCAAGGCGCGTGGTTCGGCGATTCCGATCCGGTCGATATCGCTTTCACGCTGTCGGCGATCTCGACGAATGACCCCTACCGATTCGCCGATTCGATCACGCCTCGGGAGGTCGAGGCGAGCGGGCTCGTCGACAATTTGCAGGATTGGCTCGACGGGACGGGCGGCACGCTGCGCGCGGATACCGCAAGCGGAACCGATCTTCCGATCTGCTTCGCAATCGTCGCGAATGCCGCCGGCAATTCGTGGCAATTCGTCTATTCAGCGGATACCGGCACCGAATCGCGGCGGCCGTTGCTCGAGGTCGAATACACAGCGGCGCCGGCTTCAGGGACGATCACGGCAAGCAGCTCGGCCGGGCCGGCTGTCTCGGCTCGGCCGACCGTAGCGGCTTCGGTGTTGGCCTCGGCGAGCGCGGCGCCGAGCGTGTCCGGCCGGGCGACGCTCGCGCCGGCCGTTTCGGCATCGGCGACCGTCGGGCCGGCAACCGATGCCCGAGCAACCGTCGAGTAGGTTCCCCGGCATGGATCGGCTACCCTGTCAACCGGCGACCCCGGAAGGCGAGCGGATTGATTCGATACCTATCCGATAATCTGGTGCGGCTGATTGCCCCCATCAACACGCAGCCGAGCCCGAATGAGACGATCTCGAGCGGGACGTGCACGGCACGGCTTTTCGATGTCGACCACGAAACGTCGCTCTCCGCGGACGAAGCGACTGCGCAGACGGTTCTTTCGGTGCGCCGGGCTCGGTCGATCGAGGTAGGCTCGAGCGTGACCGTTTCGCTCGACGATGGGACGTACCACGCGGCGGGGGCCGTTACCGCCCGCGATCTCGACGCCGACACGATCACGGTAACCACTGGCCTGGCGAGCGCCGCCGCATCCGGCGCCCGGGTGCTGTCGCAGATTGGCGCCAGCGTGTCGCTTTCGGCTTACGGCACGCCGAGCCTCACAACGACCACGTGGGGCTTTGAGGGCCAGATTCAAGCGGAACACGCTGGGCTCGTGCCTGGGCAGTCGATCCGCATCGAGATTCACCTAGACGCCTCCGGGCTCGAGCTGCTCGAGGTCATTCGAGACACCGTGGTAGTGGGGTTCTGACGCATGGGCGCACTCGCCAACATCAAAGCCCGAGCCCGACGCGCAGCTTTGGCCGCTCTGGGGGCTGAGCGCGCGCTGACGGCACCCGTTTACCGCTACGCGACCATGCGGCAGGGGATCAGCGGAACGGCGCAGCAGCCGAACCCATCGCGCCTGCTGACCGATGGATTTGCTGGGGTGCAAGCCACGGCCGCGCGCGCGATTGCTTCTCGGCTGTCGGATCTCGATTTCGAAATCCAGAACCGGGTGAGAAACGACGCAGGCGGCTACTCTTGGGAAGCCGACCCGCTGCACCCGCTGCTCGAGATCCTGGAGCGGCCGAACCCGTACCTATCGCGCCGGCAAATGCTCAAGGTCACGTCGACCTGGATCACGCAGACCGGCGAGGCGTATTGGCTGATCGTGACGAACGGGGCGGGAGCCACCCGCGAGATGTGGCCAATGTCGCCGCAACACGTCGAGAAGCTGGCGAGCGATTCGCAGCCGATCTCGGGCTACGTGTTCCACGGGGAAGCAGGCGAGACGCGCTACGGGCTCGACGAAGTAGTGCACTTTTTTGACCCTGACCCCGATGACCCGTTCCGCGGTGTCGGGATTGTGGGCCCGCAGGCGCGCGAATTCGACGCTCAGACGTTTGCGTCGGACACGCTGCGGTCGCATTTCCAACACGACGCGACCCCAAAAATCGTGCTAACTGCGAAAGATGATGCGGACGTTGCCGATGCGAAACAGCGCGAAGCGTTCTGGGCCGATTGGCAAAACCGCTACAACCGGCGCGGCGGCGAGCAGCAGGGGGTGCCGGCTTTCTTGCCGTCGGGGTTCGGGGTGCACGAGCTCTCGGGGCTATCCGATGTGGACAGCGTGAAAGCGTTTCTCGAGTTCGGGCGCGACACGCTGCTTATGGCGAACGGGGTGCCGCGCTCGATCCTGGGCGATGTCGTTGACGCGAACCGAGCCGCAGCGGATACGAATCGGCTCGTCTTCGATCGGCATACCGTAAAGCCGCAGACGGGAATCATTGCAGACGCGCTCACGGCGCAGGTTGCCGTGATCGAATACGGGCGCGACACGCGGGTCCAATTCGAGCAATTCATCGACGAAGACGCCGACTTGAGGCTACGCGAAGAGCGGCAGGATCTCGACACGGGCGTACGCTCAGTCAATCAAGTGCTAGCCGATCGCGGAGCGGATTCGGTCGACTGGGGCGAGCTCCCCCGTGCCACGTTTGGGGCAGTGCCCTACGAGCCGGGCAGCTTCGATCTCGACGACGACGACGACGACGAGCCGACCCCCCCCATCGCCGAAGGACCGGAACCGGAACCCGAAGCCGAGCGGAATCGGGACGCGGCGCCGCTGCATCCCCGTATTCATTCACGATTCACGAAAGAAGCGATGTGGGCTCGGCTCATGCAATCAGATGCCGAGTTCGTGCCGCGCATGACTCGAGCGGTGCGGCAGGCATTCGCCGGACAGAAGCGGTTAGCGCTCGAGGCGCTTCGCTCGACTGAAGACGTCGCCGAGGTGACAGGCCGAGCCGAGCATTCTCGGGGGGATTGGATTGACGATCTATTCGACGGCTTTGAGTTCGGGCGACTCTTCGACACGATCGTCACGCCGATCTCGCTTGATGCCTACACGAAGGCGGGGCAAAACGTGCTGGCCGATCTCGAGGTGCGCCCCACGCTGAGCTTTGATGAAGCAGCAATCGAAGCCGTTCAAGAGCAGGGCGCCGATTTGGTCACGAAGGTCAACGCGACCACGAAGAAACGGCTACGCAAAGCCATCGCGAAGGGGATCGAAGCCGGCGAGAGCGAAGAGCAGCTTGCCAGCCGGGTGCGCCGCACGTTCAACGCGGCAAGCAAGTCGCGAGCCCGCACGATCGCACGCACCGAAGTCGGTTGGGCAACGTCAACCGGGCAGCTTGCCGGGTATCTCGATTCCGAAATCGTGACCATGAAGCGATGGAATACAGCGCTCGACGGCGACGTGCGAGACACGCACGAAATCGACGGCCAGACGGTGCGGGTGCACGAATCGTTCACGCTCGGGGACGGGGAGCAGGCACAGGCGCCTCGAGTCTCTGAAGACGGGGGCCGGCTGTCGGCTCACAACGGAATCAATTGCCGGTGTTTCTCAACACCCGTGGTCGAGGGGATCTGATATGCCGAAGCAATCCAGCGAAGCGGTTCGCGTCGCGCGCGCGTGTCGCATCGACACCCGCATCGACACCGATTCGGGCGAGTTTGACATGGTGATGGCGACCGAAGGGGAGGCGTCCGACGGGCATATCATTTCGATCGCGGGGCTCGAGTTCCCGGATTCGATCCCGCTACAGCTCGACCATTCCCGATCGGTGCTTGCGAATCTGGGCACGGTATCGAACATGCGCCGGGATCGGATCGACGGGATGCCCGCGCTTCGGGGCGTGGGTCAAGTGCGATTGACCGGCGACGGGGAAGCGCTCGAGGCGCGTCGGGATCTGGTAGACGCAATCAGCAGCGGACACGTTCGCGGAACGTCAATGACGTGGGACTCAATCCGACACGTCGAGCGGCGGGATCTGCCGAAAGGGCACGCGGCGAAGGTCACGAATGCCGAGGCAGACTACCGAAAGAAGTACGGGCTCTTTTTTGAAAAGAGCCGGACGATTGAGCAGTCAATCGTAGGCATTCCCGCAGACCGTGAAGCGCTGATCGGACGATCGGGCGAAGCGAAAGCGGAAATCTCCCGCAGCATGTGGGATGGAATGATTGAGCGGCTCGATGGCACAAGCAGCCGTGAGCTCGAGATCATTCGCGCACTTGAGCAGTCGGTGGAGCGGCTCGAGGCGGCACGGGAAGCCGGGGAAGAATCCCCGAGCGATGACGAACCCGAAGACACGCTCACCGTAACCGAAGCGCTCGGCCGAGCGATCACGCGCATCGAGCGCGGAGGTCGACGGACGGGGGCGGATCTACGTGAGTCGCTGGGCGATGTGCTCGAGCAGCTCACGGGGAGTCGATGACATGAGTGACGAAAACGAAACGGGACAGGGCGCCGACGGGTCGCGGGAGGTCGACGCAATCAACGCGATGACCGACCGGCTTGCGGGTGCCATTGAGGGAGTGCGTTCCGACGCACGAGACGAAGCGCTCAAAGCGGTGACCGAATTTGCGGACACGCTCGAAGAGAAGCGCAGCCGCCGAGCTCCGGTGCCGCCCCAGGCGAACGCCGAGCGGGATCGGGGGGGCGTGGTCGAGGTCGATACGATTCGCGTGATCGGGGACGGCTCTGCGCCGCTCTATCGCCGAATGGAGTCGGGCCGATCACCCGAAGAGGTGGCCGACCTGCGCGCGGCTCGAAACGGGGGCATGGATCGTCTCACGGCCGAATGGGCGCAGCACGTCGAGACGGGCAACGTAGAGGGGCGAATCCGGTCCTACAATGAGCTGAACGATGCCTATCTCAAGGGCATGGGTGTCGGCTCCAAGCAGCGTGAAGCGTTGCTTG